GGCAGAATTCTTTGAAGACAAACTTCAAACAGACCCAGAAGAATGGACACACCTGTGTGTTCCTGCCAGATATGAACGTAACCACCCGCATGTTTATTTTTCAAAATTGCCAGATTCCAGTATCCCAGTAGATCCGCGACAGGAAGAAGATGAACTGTTATGGGCCACTCGTTTCAATGAAAAGGCTATTGCAAACCTGAGCAGTAGTTTGGGTGAGTATGCTTCGGCGGGGCAGTTACAACAGCGTCCTGCACCTAAAGGCGGCGGTATCATACGAGAAAAATGGTGGCGTTTGTGGGAGAAAGATTCTAACCCACAGATGATTTATGTAATACAGTCTTGGGATACGGCATTCAGTGAAAAAGAAACGGCAAGTTATTCAGCCTGTACCACATGGGGAGTATTCAGCTACGGAAGCCGCTATAACATAATGTTGATGCACCGTTGGCGGGACAGATGTTCATATCCAGACTTACGGAGAATGTCGAGAGAACTGTTTAATGAATTTTCACCTGATGCGGTTTTAATAGAAAAGAAAGCTAGTGGGCAGAGTTTGATTCAAGACTTACGTCAAATGGGTGTTCCTACTATACCGTATTCCCCAGACAGAGATAAGGTTGCCCGCGCACATGCTGCGAGTTCCTTGCTTGAGGCTGGATTGGTGTGGTACCCTGACCGACGTTGGGCAAAGGAAGTTATAAGGCACTGTGCGGTGTTCCCAGCTGGAGATGGAGCAGATATAGTTGACACAGTCACACAGGCACTTCTTCGGTTACGAGCAATGTGGTATGCCCAACCACCAGAAGATGATGAGTGGGAACCAGAAAGTAAATTCCGCGATGACCCCTTTACCGATTCAAATGTAATAGAACTGCCTGGAGCAATTTATGGCTGAATATTCGGCATCTTTCCAACTCGTAGAAGATACATTAAATGATGTACCTATAGAAGAAATGCCGGACGGCAGTTTTTTGATTGGTACCCCAGAACCAGATACATTAGAACAACCAGACTTACGTGAATGGGATGCTAACCTAGTTGATATTTTAGAACCAGAAGAACAATCGCGGTTAAGTTCTTCAATACTAGGAGATGTTTCTGATGATATTACTGCAAGAGAAGAATGGCTGAAAGTTTACACTAACGGGTTGGAAACTCTAAAACCGGATGAGCGTCAACATGATCAGCAAGGTGGAGCTCGCGAAAGTCGCCGCTTAACCAATGTTGTCCATCCTATGATTGCTGAAGCTGCTACCCAGTTCCAAGCGAAAGCCATAAACGAATTATTCCCACCTCGTGGTCCAGTTGGTACTACGATTTTAGGTGACCCAACAGAAGAGACCCAACAGCAAGCCGACCGTGTAGCTACTTATATGAACTACCAGCTAACGGAAGAAATGACAGAATACTTTCCTGATCTTGATCAGATGTTGTTTCATTTACCCCTCGTTGGACAAACATATAAAAAGAGCTGGTTTGATATTAACTTACGTAGAATCACCAGCCGGTTTGTTCAAGCTGAAGATTTTGTTATTGATGCAGGAGCCACTGACCTAGAGTCTGCTTCTCGCTATACCCACGTTTTACGCATACCCCGGCATGAGTATAATCAGTATGTGGCTAATGGATTTTATGCACCTATTTCAGGCCATGATGAATCTTTAGAAGAAACTACGGTACAAGACATAGATGGTGTAGATGCCATTTATGGAGATAACGACGCACCCGTAGAACTAATGGAAGTTCATACATTTTCGGATGTTTTGAATGAAGATGAAGATGAGCCAGAAAAACCTGTAGTCGTTACGATACATAAGGAATCTGAAAAGATTGTTGCGTTGCGCCGTAACTGGGATGAAGGTGACGATAGGTTTAGTAAAAACGTATGGTTTGTTTCCTATAAGTTCTTACCGGGTTTAGGTCCGTATGGTTATGGCCTGTATCATGTTATTGGCGGTTTAGGTAAGGCAGCTACTGGAGCATTGCGTTCATTATTGGATGCGGCTGCTTTTGCCAACATGCAAGGTGGATTTAAATTACGTGGTCGCGTTAAGGGCGGCGACATGGAGATTGCGCCCGGTGAATTTACAGACATAGATGCAGCCGTAGATGACGTCAAAAAGGCTATTATGCCGTTGCCGTTTAACGAGCCTAGCCAGACTATGATGGCGCTCTTACAGTTCTTGGTTCAAACAGGTAAACAGTTTGCTAACACTGTAGAAACAAATCTAGCTGATGCTAATCAAAATACTCCCGTTGGTACAACGATGGCTCTGTTGGAAGAAAACAGTAGGGTATTTTCTGCTGTTCACAAACGACTGCATAACAGCCAACGGAAAGAATTTAAGCTGATAGCTAAATTAAATGGAATTTATCTTCCGGAACGCTATCCGTACCGTATAAAAACACAAGAAGTTATTCTTAGGGCTGATTTTGATGAACGTATTGATGTAATCCCAGTATCGGACCCCAATACATTCAGTTCTACGCAACGGATTGCTCAGGCTCAGGCCATGATGCAAATGGCTACGCAGTTCCCGCAATACCATGATCAATATAAAGCTTTGCGTCGGATGTATGAAGCTATTCGGATGCCTAACTATGATGAAATACTTAAAGATCCAGATAGCGGTGATCGTCGTGATGCTGTTACTGAAAATTCTTTTATGATGTTAGGAAGACCTATTAGAGCTTATGAAGACCAAGACCATATGGCGCATATAACGGTTTTGGATGATTGGTTTAAGCGTGTTCCTCCCGAGCAACAACAACAGTTTTTTATGCGGTATGTATCGCACCGAGCAGAACACCAAGCGTATTATTATAGAACCATGCTTCAGGCTCAGATGGCTGCATCCATGCCGCCCTTGGGTAGAGAAGATGACGATATACCACCAACACCTGTTGAGCTAGACACAGAAATTAGTCAAGCTGCGGCCACTATTGTTAATCAGAATCCACAGCCAATGATTGGCCCGCCGCCGCCGCCAGCCGGGGAACAGCAAAATCAGCCTGATCCAATGCAGCAAGCACAAATGGCAATTCAGATAGAAGCTATGTCTACTAAGGCTAAAGGTGAAGCTGATATCCAAGTGAAACATCAAAAAGCTCAGATGGATATGCAGATAAAACTGGCACAAACCCAAATGGATATGGAGATAGAACGTATTCGTGCCCAAGCCCGTATTGATGAAAATAAGCTAAGAGATGAAAACCAGCATGAACTAGATGAAAAAGAACTAGATGCTCAAATCGAACAGCTAATCTTTAAAACTGAAGCAGACATACAACTTGCCCGTGAAAAGGCTGAAGCAACCATGGAAGTAGAACGGCAAAAAGCTGCTTCACAGATTGCTATTAACAGAGCTAAAGCTGAGGAATAAAATGGCCACTCGAAATCCTTTAGAGGGATCATTTCTATTACCCAGAGAAGACTCACTTAAAGCGATTATGGATGCTGCCGAATATACATGGGATACTGTGGCAGAACGTAACCGCCAACAAGCGATTAATCAACGCGGTGCTGACCCGTTAAGCCCTGTATCACAAGCTGAAGATTTAACTAAGTCTCTGTACCAAGGTACAAAAGATATTTTTAATGTAGACAGGGTTGTTGACGATGTTGTGAGACAAGGTCATCCCTCGGCTATGAATTTGTTGCATATGGCGCTAGGCCCAACTATGGGAGTGCAAGGTAAGCTAACCGGAGGAGCTTTAAGACTATTACCTGTTGATAAGTTTTGGGGAGGAAGTTCTGTTCTTGGAGACGCTCTTCCAGAAGCTTTAAGACTGGCACGTCAAGCTACTAAGGCAACAGGCAGAGCTATAAAGAAAGCAGCCCCATCAGTAGCAGGAGGTATTACTGCATTACCAACTGAAGCGGAGGGGGGTGTTCCTGATACTGTTTTAAGAACACTGGTCCGTTTAATTAACGAAGGCGCACCTACACTGCTTCGCCCTGTAGGACAGCGTATAGGCCAAGCCATGCCTAAGAAGATTGCTGACCAGCAAGCAAAGCTTGAGCGTGAACTCTATAAACTTGGAACAACCCCTGAGCAAAATGAAAATATTATGAATATTTTCAACCGTCAGGAATTCACGGTTGAAGAAATAGTAAAAGCGATAAAGGAAGTGTTTAAAGGTGGCTGATCAACTTACCGCCGCTGAAATACGAGCTGCTAAGAGCTGGCTGGGTAGACGTGATATCACAACTAAGGATCTTTCGCCGAGAAAATTTGCAAAAACAGCCAAAATGTTAGATAAAGGGTTCAAGGAAACTTTAACCTTGATTGCTACAGAACAAACTGGAGGTCAAGTTTAATGCCTACAATGGGTGGTTTATCATCATTTGCGCCTGAGTTATCGCCTAGTCAACAGATGGGCAGTTCGGCAGCGATTGCTTTAGCTAAACGTCTTAAAGGCAGTGACCGTATTAATCTAAATGATGTTAGGCAAGCGGAACAAATGCTTCGCGGTGGAACTCATTTGGATCGCCCAGGAAGTATTGGCGGTTCGTTTTCTCCTGACTTATCGACACATGAAACAATGGATAAAGTTCGGCGATATAAAAGAGGTGGCGGTCCGGTAAATCAGGACGATATTCGCCAAATGGAACAACAGTCCCAATCTAGTCCAGATCCGTGGGGGGTAGTTCGTCGTCCAGTTGGTTTTACTAAATACGCTATTCCTACAGCACAGAAAGGCGCTTATGAGATCGCCAAATGGATAGCAGACTGGTATATGGGTAGAGGTCTTAAGGTTCCAGAACCGGCTAAACTTATAGATGCCGCAAGAACCCTAGTTGGAAGCTTACAAAGAAAAGGCGCTTTAGCCGATGTAGGTCGTTCTCATAAAGGAAAACCAGGATATAGAACAGAGAGAGGTGCTTCTCAGGGGATGGAATTTGGGGGGTTATACACACCACCCGCTGGAAAGCACTTAGATCGTCCAGGAAACATTGGGTCTGTGAACATACAACCACGTGATGTCACCGGTAAACTAGAACCGTGGGGAGATGTAGCTGATACTTATCAAAAAGGTGGAGGAATAGGTATGTTTGCACATACTCATCCTGGCGGTACCCCTGCTTCTATTCAAGACATTGCAACATTTGGACAACTGCCGGGTAGAATGGCTTACCCTATTATTGAAACTCCAGGAAAACATTATTTAAGCGGAAAAATTCCTCAAGAAGGTACGACTTGGGTAGATAAATTAATAGCACAGTACGAAAAGGGACTTGGAAGACCGATTACTGAGAAAGAAATAAACCAGTTGATAACAGCAAGTCCGCAGATTCAAAAATATCAAGGCGCGGTAGATGTTCATAGCTGGCCCAAGGCACCGCCCAGTGGAACATGGGGGGCTGGTTCTACGCTGCCTGAAGTTCAAGCTTCTCTAAGATTAGCTGAACAAATGCCGGGTAGGCTGAGTACCGCAGATAGAGCGGAAATGGGTTTACCGCCAGTGGCCCGTGAAGCAGAAAAAATGGGAGAACAGATAATAAAAGCGGCTTCGAAAAAAGATCCTAAAGGTGTGGGTGCTCTTTCACCGGGAAGGCAAGCAGACATGTTGAGAAGAGCATTCCAGGCTAGACAGGCAGAGTCTAAACCATTTGAAAAGAAGATAGATTACTTATATGCTGATACAGAAAAGAATATGGGTGCATTTGACACAATGCGAGATGTTATGGGCATGAAAAGGCTGGAACAACAAATTAAAGCATTTTTAAAGCATGTAGAGAAAAATAAATAAGAAATTTTTAGAACCATAGAAGTAGGAGAATTATGGTAATAGGAGAGTTTTTACGCAAGCTACAAGAAAACTTGCGTAAAGAACAGGAACTCATAAAGGATCATATGGGTTCCGGTGGTTGTAGTGATTTTATTGAATATTCTCGTAATGTAGGAACCATTGCGGGACTAGAACAGTCTATCACTACTATAGATGAAACTATTCGTAATTTAAATGAGGAGGACCAAGAATGACTGCACCCTTACCTGAACCACAAGGGTTTAAGCTTTTAATTGAAAAGCCTAAACCAAAAGAAAAAACAGAGGGCGGTATTTTACTGCCTGATCAAGCCATTGAAGCTGAAAACTATTTGAGTATTTGTGCCAAGCTGGTTAAGGTTGGACCACTGGCTTGGAAAGACCGGGAAACAGGTACTTCTTGGGCTAGAGGCCCGTGGGCTGTTCCGGGAGACTGGGTTATCGTACCCAAATTTACCCAATTTCGTATGGAAATTGATGATAAGGAGTATCGGTTTATTAACGACGATGAAATTATTGCTGTTGTTAAAGACCCAACTGTGATAAAGGTTTATACTTAATCAACGTATCGCGACGTAATCGCGTAGAAAGGAAAAGATTATGGCAGAAGAAAAAGAAACTTGGGAACCTGATGAAGAAGACGCTCTTGCTAAAGATTTAGCAGAAGATGATTCTAGTTTTTCGGATCTGATTGAAATCATTGATCCAGACGAAGATTCTAAAGACCCTGAGCCCAAACCTGAGCCCGAACCCGAAGATGATCCCGCTTCTTCACGGGTGCAAAAACGTATTGATAAACTAACAGCACAGCGACATGAGGCAGAACGTCGTGAAGCTTACAAAGATCAACAGATACAGGAACTGCAGGATCGGTTGGGCAATATTGAATCCGGACAAGCTGAAAAAGCTGTTGAAACATTCCAAGAAAAATACGAACAAGTTAAAAAGGATTTAATGGAAGCAGCTGAAGAAGGGGATACAGTAAAACAGGTTGCTTTAACTGAACAAATGGCAGATATGCGAGCTACCGCTAGAGTGGCGGATATGCAACGCAATCAACCTCAACCGCAACATCAACAACAACCTACTGCCGCAGAGGCACCACAAGCGGCATATGACTGGTGGGGTAGAACACCGTGGTTTAACACCGATGAGCATGCTGCAGAATCAGCTTATGCTCGTGCTGTAGATGTTCAACTTGCTCAAGAAGGGTATGATAAAAGTTCCACCGAATACTACAAAGAATTAGATAATCGTTTACAACAGAAATTCCCTGAGTTATACCAAGAGCATGTGAGCAAGAGATCCAAACCGCCAACTTCTCCTTCTGGGGGAAAGAAGCAAACTGGAAATCGTGCTAAGGATGGTCGTATTCAGTTAACGAGAGCGCAATTGAACATGGCTCGTGAATTGGGAATTACAACGGAAGCTGAACTTAAAGCTTACGCTAAAGAAATTCAGGAGTTATCATAATGGCAATTGCTCGAACTACTCGCACCGCTGATGAAATTCATCCAACCCGAGAAGACATATCTCGCGAAGAAACGTGGTCACCCCCAGCTTTGTTGGAAGCTCCTCCTGCTAGGGATGGGATGCGGCAAAGATGGGTATCTACCCAGATCCTAGGGCAAGAAATACCACACCATACGATGAAACGATTCCGTGAAGGCTGGACTCCTCGTCCGGCTGATTCTGTACCGAAAGATTTTCCTGTTCCAACTATTGCTCACGGGCAATGGAAAGGACATATTGGCGTTGAGGGCATGATTCTGTGTGAGATGTCAGAAGCAAAGGTTGCGTCTAGGACTAAATACTTTGCTCAGAAAAATTCCAGTATGAATCAATTTGTGGAATCTAATCTTAACAAAGTGGAACGTTCTGGAGGGGTTGCTATTGATCGTAACCTTGAAAGCAGTGTTTCACGTGGTCAAAAAATTGTCGATGATTAAGGAGTAAAACATGGCAAATGCAGATGCCCCAAAAGGCTTTTGGCCACTCCGTCATCTTTCTGGTGGATCTATGGCTAGAAGTAGCCCTTATACTATAGCCTCTACTTACGGGACTAACATCTTTCACGGTGATGTTGTTAAGCTCGTAGCTGGAGGTGGTATTGAGGTTGCTGCGGCTGGTGATCGGTTCCTTGGAGTTTTTGATGGAGTTCAGTATACGGCCTCAGATGGGTCAATGAAGTATGCTAAATACTGGCCCGCGAGCACCACAGCCACTCTTATTACCGCTTATGTGTATGACGATCCCAATATGTTGTTTGGGGTTCAGTCTGCAGGTTCAACGGTAGCGGCGGATGTGGGTAATATTGGAGATCATGTTGCTGGCACTGGTTCAACTACGACTGGTATTTCAGCGCATGAACTTAATGGCACCACGAGTACTTCTGATGCCGGATGGCGTGTATTGGGTAAAATTGAAGCCCCCGATAATGCCTATGGTACCAATGTAAATCTCATTGTTCAAGCTTACGAACATGAGCTTACAATGGCTGATCATAGTACTCCAGGCGTGTAAAGGAGTATTAACAGATGGCAATGAACAGAGCACTGTTTGCTAAACAGCTCGAGCCTGGACTTAATACCCTTTTCGGTCTTGAGCATTCACGCTTTCCAGAGCAGTGGAAAGAAATTTTCGCTCAGAATACTTCTTCAAAAGCTTTTGAAGAAGATAATCTGCTTGAAGGTTTCGGAGCTGCTTCCGTAAAAGCGGAGGGAGCCGCGGTCGCATACGATACGGCTGCTGAACTCTGGACGGCTCGGTATAACCATGAAACTATTGCTTTGGCGTTTTCCATTACGGAAGAGGCTGAAGAGGATGGTCAATATGGTTCAATTGGTCAGCGATATGTCAAAGCTTTGGCTCGTAGTATGGTACATACAAAAGAGATCAAAGCTGCAAATATCCTAAACAATATGTTTACATCAGGCACTGGCGGCGATGGCCAGTATCTTGGTGTGACCACTCACCCAACAGCTAGTGGTAATCAATCTAATATTTTGGCTACTGCTGCTGATCTAACTGAAACAAGTTTGGAACAAGTCTTGATCAATATCTCTAATATGGATGATGATCGGGGTATTCCTATAGCTGCTATGGGTAACAAACTTGTCATTCCAACAGCTCTGGCATTTGTTGCGGAACGGTTGATGAAGTCTCAACTCCGTACAGCCACGGCTGATAACGACGTTAACGCAGTGCGTTCGGGTGGTTATCTTCCACAGGGCTATACGGTTAATAATCGACTGAACGATACAGACGCTTGGTTTGTCCTTACAGATGTTCCAGACGGTCTTAAAATGTTCCAACGTCGATCATTGACTAAGGGAATGGAAGGCGATTTTGAAACCGGGAATGTTCGGTATAAAACCTCTGAACGGTACAGCTTTGGTTGGACTGATTGGCGAGGTATCTACGGTACTCCCGGCGCATAATTGTCTTTTTATTAAGCGTCGGATAGAACCCTCCAGTTCCTCCCTAACTGGAGGGTTCTTCTTGCCTTCACCCTGAAATCCATGGTATTTCTTATTCGTGTAATAAGACGCACCTTTTTATCACCTGCACTTGATGGAGTAAAATGTTATGGCAACTCACTTTTCCGGTCCCCTCCTGGTCGGTTCTTCTAAAACTGGCGGAAACATTGAAGCTAAAGAATCCGCGTATACTGTAGTTATTTCTGACGATTCTGGTAAAACCTTTACTAGCAAAACAGACGGCACAGTATTCACGCTTCCTGGCATTGCTGTTGGTAATGTGTTCACATTTGTAAATACTGCCGAAGATGGTCAAAATACTATGACCATTAGTCCAAATAGCAGTGACGGTATCACATATAAAGGCTCGTCTACGGACGATAAAGATGTGATAAACACCAAAGCTACCTCTAAGAAAGGTGACTACATTAAGATTCAAGCTATGAATGGTGATGTAACCGCATGGCAAGTTACAGATGTTCAAGGAGTTTGGGCTAAAGAATCTTAATTTGAACTCTTAATCTTTTTCATAGGGCGGAGGGGCTACAACCTCTCCTCTCCCTAAAGGAGTAGTTAAATGGCAGATGCTGTTACTTCACAAACCCTTATAGATGGCCCCAGAACGACCGTTATGGCGTTCACTAATGTTTCTGATGGTACTGGGGAATCGGCTGTTGCAAAAGTAGATGCTAGCGCGTTATCTAGTATGGGTGGTCCTGGCGGTTCATCTACTTCTACGGATCTTAAAATAAGTCAAATTTGGTGGTCTGTAGATGGCATGAATGTAGATATCCTATGGAATGCCTCTACAAATGTTCTAGCTTTATCGGTAGGTGCTCTTGGAGCTGGTCATCTAGATTTTCGTAGTGTGGGTGGTCTTCAAAATAACGCTGGCGGCGGTGTTGATGGTGATATTTTATTTACTACGAGAAACCATACCAGCGGAGATACGTATAGCATAATTCTTGAGCTAATGAAGAAAGCGTAGTATGGCAACTTCTGGAACAGTTACTTTTAGGCCAGAGGTTGATGAAATAGTAACTGAGGCTTGTGAGCGATGTGGGTTAGACCCAACTCTTATTGATCGTAAAGTTGCGGTATCAGCTCGTCGTAGTTTAAATTTAATGTTCAGTGAGTGGGCTGTTCGTGGCATTAACTATTGGAATACGACAGAATCCACTCTTAGTCTAACTGCATCTACGCGCAACTATGCTCTTTCAGCTGGAACGGTAGATATACTTACCGTAGCTTTACGACGGGATAGTGTTGATTCTGTTATGACTCGGTTGGCTATGACAGATTATCATTCGCAAGCCAATAAGACTACTGAAGGAAAACCTACTCAATATTATTTTGATCGCCAGTATACCCCTCAGATTTATCTTTGGCCTGTTCCAGAGAATTCTACGGATACAATTATCTATTGGTCTTTATCTCAAATAGAGGACATTACGGCAGCGTATGAAGATACAGATATTCCGCACCGTTGGTCAGAAGCAATGTGTTCAGGCCTTGCGTCTAAATTAAGTTTAAAACTTCCAGGGGTTCCTGATGCTAGAATTGCTTTATTGTTAACTCAAGCAGAAACTTCTTTTAATTTTGCTGCGGACGAAGAAGGTGAAAAAGCAGCGTTGCGGATTATCCCAACGTAGCTGTGAAAAGATATGGCTCGATATGCAACAGGTGTTCATGCTAAAGCAATATGTGACAAATGTGGTTTATCCTATCCATATTTGGAACTCCAATCAGAATGGAATGGTCTTAGAACATGCCCAGAATGTTGGGATTCAAAACACCCTGCTTTGGACCCTGTATCAGCAATTGATCCGGAAGCCCTGCGATTTGCTAGATCTGGATCCCATAAAAGAGAAGATGCTCGAGCGGTTATTCTTAGTGGTGTTGCCGCATCTTTCACTATGGGAGAAGATGGTCACAATCTTATTAGTGCGGGTGCCACTATTAGTGAAACAGGTGTTTCAACTACATTCTCTCTTGGCACAGAAATTCCAACGGCTGCTGCAACACCTTCCGGTATATCGGCAACATTCTCTCTTGGCACAGAAAGCGTATTTACGGGCGTTGTTATTGCTGCTGAAGGGGTATCTAGTACAACGGCTGTGGGTAATGAGTCACTGGTTCTTGCCACATATGCGGCTCCAGATGGTATTGCCGTTACGACTACCGTGGGCACTGAAACCATTAGGGCCGACGTTACACTTTCAACTACTGGGTTTGCAATCAACTCAGCACTTGGTAATGAAACACCACAAGCCGCAGCTATTGAATCAGGATTTGCAATCACAACCGCTGTGGGCAACGAATCAGTTCGTCTTCTTGGCTGGGGCAATAACGGTTGGGGTGATGATAATTGGGGGCATGATTAATTAGCCATGAGCACATACGCTGAAGTAACCAGCATATTACAGAATTGGAATGAAGATGATTCTACGGAATTTTCTAATTCTATTCCAGATATAATTGCTCGTGCAGAAGATAGGGTGTTTAGAACAGTCCCTAGTTTGGTAGATCACCGAACCTTAGAAACTGGAAATGTTAGTAGTGGTAATAGCTTGTTTTCTACAACGGCTACTGATATCCGTGGTGTCCGTTATTTATATTTAACCATAAGTAATGTGAAAACATTTTTAGAAGAACGTAAGGATGAGTACATAGAAGACTATTGGACCTCTACGGTAACTACCGGAGTTCCAAAATATTATGCTCTTCATACGGCTACAACCAGTGGAACTACATTTTTACTTGCTCCTATTCCTAATGCAGCGTTTTCCTATACGTTAAAATATACTAGAATACCGACACGATTAAGTAGTAGTAATACTACAACGTATGTCAGCGTTAATCATCCGGATATTTTGATTAAAGCCGCATTATACGAATCGTCGGTATTTTTAAATCGGGAGGCACAAGCCCGAATGGAACTAAAAGGAGACTTCGAAGCAGAAGTGCAAAAACTAGCGGCAGAAGTGCAAAGTAACTATCAAGAATCGCAATAGGAGTAAAAGACAATGGCAATAGCACAAGCGTTATGCACATCATTTAAATCAGAGATATTAGATGAACAGCATGATATAGCAGCAGACACATTTAAATGTGCTCTGTTTACTAGCAGTGCGAGTTTAGGTGAAGCTACGACCGCATATTCAAGTTCTAATGAAATTTCTAATGCTTCCGGTTCGGCTTATTCGGCGGGTGGGGTTTCATTAACCAGTGCGGCTATAGCAACTACTGGAACAACGGTGTTTGTAGATTTTGCAGATCCAAGTTGGACAAGTGCGAGTTTTACGGCGAACGGAGCTTTAATTTACAATTCCAGCAATAGTAATAAAGCTGTTTGTGTTCTAGCATTTGGAGGCGACTATACTGTCACAAACGGAACATTCACCATTACGTTCCCGGCAGCAGACGCTAGTAATGCTTTGATCCGCCTAGCGTAAGGAGTTAAACAATGGCCTCAACAGCATCAGATCTTCTAAAGTTTGAGAAGCAAACTACTGGTGAGAATGCTTCTACTTGGGGGACTAAAGCGAATACGGCAATGTCTCGTATTGAGGAGGCTATTGCTGGGTATAGGGCAATTACAGTTGCCGGTTCTACTTACACGTTAGATGACACACAGTATAGTGAAAACTCCAGCACTACTTCTGAATCTCACCTTTCATTTATTAAGTGTACGGGTACCCCAGGAGCATCTCGTCTTATAGCAGTACCGGCACGAACCAAGCACTATACCGTCTGGAATGCGGTTACTACGTACGATATCACATTTGGTATTTCAGGTAATACGGTAGTTACGGTTCCAACGGGGCATATTGTCAATGTCTTTTGCGATGGAACTAATACCTACGCAACAAGCCCCTTGCTGAATACCACGGGACAGATAACCTATGAAAAGGGCGGTGATATCTCATCAGCCTCTCCTACGGTAATAGATACTGATGGGCATATGTTTGATGTTACTGGCACTACCAATTTCAGCGCCTTTACTGTAGCTGCCGAACGGTTATTCGTTCTTCAGTTTGATGGTGTTCTAACCATGACGCACGGTGCTGGAACCCTTGATTTAATAAATGGAACGAATATAACGACAGCGGCAGGAGACGTTGGCGTATTTTATTCCACCGCTGCCAATGTGGTTCGGATGATATCTTGGACTCCCGCAACGGCAAAATTAAATACCATTTGGGTTCCTGCTAGTGCGATGTATCCAAGCACGACTAATGGTTGTGCGGCACTTGCTCAAGTAGAAACAACAGCATTAAGGCCGGATTTAAAGTGTTTAGATTTTGATCCTAGCTCTGATGAATTCGCACAGTTTTCTATTGCCATGCCAAAGTCTTGGAATGAAGGTACGATTACCTACCGACCTTATTGGACAGTAACAGGAACTAATACAGGAACCGTGGCATGGCAACTAGGCGGCGTTGCGATGGCTAGCGATGATACGATCAATGCAGTATTTGGAACGCTCGTTGCCACTACGGCACTAGCACATAGCGGCACGTCTAACGATTTGATGGTATCAGCTACAAGTGGGGCTGTAACTATAGCTGGTTCACCTGCCGCAGGAGAATTATGTTTCTTTCAAATAAATCGGGATATTTCTGCTGATGCTCAAACAGGGGATGCTAGACTCCTTGGC